GTTCGGCTCGTTGATGTACGGAACGCACACAGCACGAGCACGCAGACGCCACTGGTCGTTGTCATCGTCACGCATGGACTTCGACTCGAGAATGCCGTCAACCTTGTCGTAGTTGCCGCCAAGGTCCTCAGTCGCGATGCCGCCGAGCTGGGCGGAGTCCAGAACCCAAGCGCCAGAGGCAGGAAGGTTCGGCGTGCGCATGATCCGCAGGCCGGCGATCAGCTCGAAGTTGCCAGTGGTGACAGCGTTCGACTGGGTTTCGCGGGCAATCGCGTTGATGAGCACCTGATCAGACGCAAGCAGCGCCCAAGAGGCGTCATTCACGATCAGCGTGTCAGCCTCATAGCCCTGATTCAGGGCAGACAGGGACGCCTTGGCGGTCAGGATGTCCCGGAGGATCTGAACACCAGAAGCAGCACCCCAAGCAGCAGCAGCGGCCTGAGACTGGGTGACCTGAGAGGCGATAGCAGCCAGGGCAACCGTGTCAACGTTCTTCGCGGCAGTGTTGATGAGCTTAAGCAGGGCCTTGTCAACAGCGGACATGGCCTTGCGCTTAGCGGCCTCATCCGTGACGAAGGTATCCTGACCCCACTTGACCGTCTTGGCGAGCTGGGCAGTGCCATCACCAACAGTCGTGATGGGGTACTCTCCACCAGGAGACACAGCCTCAACGGCCCGGTCAGTGTAAAGGCCTTCGCTCTGCTCGAAGGAAATAGCGCCACCCGAAACAGTCTCACGACCAGTCAGGATGGAAGTAGCGATAAGACGCTGCTCCGCGAGAGTCCGCATACGACGAGCAACAAGGCTCGGCGTGTTAAGGAACCGCGAAACGGTCATGTAGTCGCCGGCAATAGTGGGCGATGCGGGGGGGAATGCGTTAGGCATAGTGTTTTTCTCTCTCTACCGGGTCAGCGTTCGAACTTGACACGGACTTTTGCGGTGTCCGCAGCGGTCGTCAGAGCCACACCGACGATTGCGCGGGTGTTCGTGACATCCGCAGCAGTCGGAGTCGTGACAGCGGCAAGAGTCGCGACCTTGCCCGAGGCGGCAGCAACAACAAGGTCACCCGCGGTGATCGCGCCAGAAGCGGTAAGCTCCTGCACGCCTCCCGCATACACGGTCACCGCGTCACCCGAAACAGCGTCAAACGCCGCAACGCCGACCCAGTTCAGCGCGTTCGCGCCAGCAGTAGCAACAGTTCCGTTGCCAGAGACGGCGACCAGAACGCCGCCCGTGATAGTAGCGGACGCCGTAGCAACGAGAGCGTCACCAGGGGTCCTAATAGGCAGGTATTCAGCCATGGTCAGGCCTGCTTTCCGTAAATGGATTCAAAGAATTGGTCATCTTCCGAAAGAGCGCTGGTACGGGCACCTTGCGATGCATCCGGCGCCGGCTTCTTCGGCTTGTTCAGATCAGCGAGGATTTCAGCGGCATCCGCACGCAATTCATCCTCAGTGTCGCCTTGGAGGCGCCCCACCCACTTAGCAGGCAACCCAAGCTCCAACGCGATATCAGCGCGGACCTTCGCGGAACGAAGCTTCTCAAGCTCGATCTTGGCCTCATCAGCATCACGCTTGGCCTTCTCGATTTCTGAGAGCTGCGCGTCCTCACGTTCTTTCTCCTTGAGGCGCAGCCGTTCCGCTTCTTTGTTTGCCTTAGCAAGAGCGGCACGGATCCGGGCGACTTCCTCAGGGCTTGTGCCCTCAGTTGCCGCTGTTTCCGTGGTGGTTGATTCGGTAGCCGTCTCGGTCGCCTCGGGGGCTACCTCAACAGTCTCGGTGGTGTTTGTATCGTCAGCCATCACGGCCTCCTGATCTGATCGTTTTGTTGTTCCTCATCCATCCCGGAAAGGAAAGCGGGCTGCGCAGGAATCGAACCTGCGTGAACCGTTCAGCCCTTCGGCCTAGTAGCCGAGAATGTGTCTGCGGTACTCGCGCTCAACGCGGGCAGCGACTTCGGGTGTTACTTTCGCGTTCTTCGCATTCGTGAACGGGTTACGACCAGCACGGACAGCATCCCAGTTAGCCTGAGCATCGAACACGCGCCGCTCAGCAGCCGTCATCGTGGCACGTACCTTCGGGTCGCGGATCCCAGTCTCACGAGCACGCAGAACAGCCTCACGAGCACCAACCCGCCTACCACCACGCCCAAGCTGACCAAAACCCTCAGTCTGACCGCGGATCACACCCATAGGGTTCTGACCGCCCGGCAGAATGTATCCGTACCGCTCGAGCTCGTTCAGCGTCGCCTCACGACTCAAGCCCTTGCCATAAATAGCCTCAGGAGTCAGACGCGGACCATTCCGCCCAAAATTCCCCCGCCTGGAAGTACCCTCAGTTGTTGTCAGCCCACCCGGCTTCATGCCACGACGAGAGTTCACGACCTGGAAGATGTCACCACCATCACGGATCGCCTGAGCGCCCGCCTTCGTATAGTTCTTGTCCTGCTCAGCGGGAGACAGAGAATTGAAGTAGTCGTAAGGATCATGAATCAGACCCTCAGTCTCAGCAGCGGCACGCGCAGTCGTCTGAACATGCACGCAATCGCATCGCTTATGCCGAGCAAACCCGGCATTCCACCTGTACACGCGCCCCGCCAAGATCGAGCACCGTGAACATGAGGGCGGGTTTAGCATTCTCACGTAGGAAATTCGGGGCTTGGTAGTCGTATCAACGCCCGCAGCGGCACGCCCCGCATCAGCAACTTGCGTCCGCATGATCGTGGTCAAGAACGAACCGCCAGACTTCAACGCCTTCCGCGGATCCATCCCGCCGCCAATCAGCGTCTTCACATGGGGAACAGGCCCCCACAACAGCCCCTCAAGGCTCCTGCCATCCGATGCCTGCCCAGCGAACCCCGAAGGGTCAACGAAATGCTTCGGCGCCTCATACAAACCCTGATCGGCAAGCGTCTGAGCCCCATAACTGGCGCCAGCAGCAGCAGCCTTACCCTGGATGGTCGTGAGTGCAGGAACCAGCAATGGTACCTGCGCAGCCCACGAGCCATCCAACGAAGACAAGCTCACCTCAGCCCACAAATCTGCGGCTTGGAACACAGCTAAAGCTTGGAGCCGCTGCATCTGCTTGTAATGCTTCACAGCAGCATCCGGAACCATGGCTATTCCCCGTTCACGGCCCGTGCCAGATTTGCAATATCAGGGTTCGACTTGGCTCGAGCGTCCATTTCAAGCATCCGTTCGCGCTGCTCCGGGCTATAGCCAAGATCTTCACGAACCTGCTCAATAGGAACAATCGGACGATCACCAGAAGCCAATTTGACCGCAGCATCAGCAACAGCAGCTCGAGTCGGAGTGGAAGGATCGCGCCAGATCGTTTCCAACGACTTAGCGCCCTCATCCCACATGCCATTCTTGAACCTGAGTACAAGACGCTGCGCATCCTCCCAAGAACCACCCAAGTAGGTGTGCTTCCGTTCGGCGCGCTTCACAAGCTGAGCCTCAGACGCCTTACGCGCCTCAGCCGACGGCGGATTATCTCCACCAAAGCCCATATAGTCAGGCGGCAAAGCCAAAAGCTGCGTAGACAACTGCGCCAAAATCTTGATCGAGTTATGGAAAACCGCAAGATCGGACTCCTGGAACTGCCCCATCTTCGTGTCTTTGTTCTCGCTAGCCCACAACCTGCCAGCGTCACGCGACCAAACCCCAATAGGGTTGCCGCTCTTATCAACAAAGTCCTTCTCAGAAAGACCCACCACCCAACGACGCGGCATGGCATGATATTCAGCCGAAATCATCATGTCCGTAGCCATTTTGTTGGCAGCGTCCGCAACCGGGATCACGTCATGGAACTCGGAGATGCCGTCAGGGCGCAACAGGCGCGGCTTGTTGACTAGCGGAACAACAGGAACGGCGCCAAGCTCGTGTTCATCAGCGGGACCAGTAGACCACCACTCACCCTTGAAAAACGCGAATGACTCAGTCGAGTTCGGTAAGTACAACGTCGCCCGCTGCACCAAATCCGAGCCCTCACCCTCCTGCCAACGCTTGATAGCAGCAGAAACCTTACGAGTGCGAGGGTCACGCTCAGCGAACACCTGAAACGGAGATTCGACGCTAACAATCGGGTCAGCGCCGTCATCATCGCCACTGCCAACAATCACATACGAACGGCCAAGCGCCAAAGCGTCAAGATGCGCCTGCTGGGACTGCTCGTCAAGGTCATTCGCCTGCCAAATCCGCCACAGTTCCTCATCACTGGAAGACTGCCCGCGGTAACGGAACCCCTCAACATCCAAGCGATTTTCATACGCCTCCGCACCAAGCCGCAACCAGTTCAAAACCAACTGCGAAACACGGTCACCCAGCTCCGCTTGCATCGCCTTAGCCATGTACTTCAAGGGCTGCTCACCCTCAAAGTACTTGTCGTACCGATCCAACGTAGGAATAGCCTGAGCAAGCTTCACATCCAGACGCGAAAGGGCCTTAGGAACAACAGCCATCAGGCCCTCCATCGTCTAGGAAACAACTATTCGCCGTCGTGGCGGTTCAACAGCCCAGCCCGCTTTCAAAGCGTCCGAAACTGCCGCGTGAGCAAGGATCTTCGACATGGTTACGTCGATCTTTTGGTGGTTCGTGGGCTTATCCAGGACGTACTTCTGTCCCGGCTTGGCTTTCTTCTTCGCGTTGGCGATATGAACCGCGGCGACAGGGCAACCATCGTGAGTGATGCGCCCCTGCGCGAGGTCAATCTCAAAACGCTTAATCTCGGAGTACATCCGGTCGATTTTGTTCGTCGGCCACTCGAAAACCCGGTCATCCCCGTACTCGAGCGACCAATCACCAATCTCCGTGTACCATCCGTGCGGATCCGCATACATGCGCTTCACCCGGAACGTGGTGAACACTTCGTCAACGGCGGCGTGAACCTCACTGCGAGGTATCTCGCCGCCCCACTCAGCCGGGTCCCAAATAGCAGGGCGCCGATCCGGCCCATACCGTGGGGTGAAGGACAAGCCCGTGATCGTCTCGCACTGCAAAGCGGTCCAGTCGTCGTTCTCTGAGCCATCCATGCCAATGCATACCTGCGTGCCCTTCTCAGGATTCGGCAGCCACAACATTTCCGGCATAAGCACCATCCCAAACGCCATCCTTCAGCCACGTACCCAAGCCATGCACGATTCGGTTCCCATAGAAACGCTCAGCCTGCGCCGGGTCCGTTTCCATGAGCTCCGCGGCCTCAGCCTCAATAGCAGCCAGGTCAACCCACGGCGAGCCCTGATAGACGAACTTGTGGATCTTGTGACGCTCAACCTTGTTCTTGTAGCTCCACTCAGCAGGCGGCTTCCGATAAAACCGGTAGATGTCAGTGCTTTTAGACTCGTAAGTGCGCTGCGCCGTCGAGTTCTCAGCAGGATCCCAAGGGTTCGTCCACTCAATCGAACGACCACCCATGCCAGCAAGACCACGACGCATCGTTTCCGACACGCGAACCATCTTGTTCTGCACCGTGTAGATACCAGACTCGTCAAAGTTCGCGAAGTTGATCGGGTTACCCAAGCGCGACTGAGCCGACGACGTAACAGCCTCGATCTTCCCGTCATTCGGCAGGCGAACGAATTGCTCGCCCGTTTTCATGAACGAATCCAGCGGACCAGAACGCACCATCGACTGCAAAGGCCGATAAACGTTGTCCACCTGTTCCTCAGACGTAGCAACCAACTGAATCAAACTCGTCTTACGCGGGATCCCCATAGCGTCACCAGGCTCATACTCAAACCAGAAATCACAATCACAGCCATTCGCGTGGCAAGAATAGACCTCACCACCCTCAGCCCAACCACCAAAAACAATCGGACCGGCAGCCTCGAGCAACGTCACAGCAGCAGCAAGAGGACCCTTACCAGTCTTCTGAGGCGCAACAACCTGCGAACGCCTATACGTGAACGCTGGAGCCAACACCGGACGCTCAGGAACCCACTTAGCAGACTGCTTCACGCGGTAATGATTCGCTATGATCTGCAACTGCCAGTCAGAAGGGATAAAAGGGGTACCCTTATCGAACCCGTCAGGGACCGAACAATGAGCCTCTATCCAATCCGCCCCAAGAAAACCTAGCGTCTGGCTCGACGGGAAGTTAATGCTGAAATCATCCGTCATTCCCCACAACCTTTAGCCGGGCACGAGACGAAGACTT